ATAATATTGATCCTAAAAAAATAGGATCATATAAAAATTTATGTATATGTGCTAGAAAAACAAATTCTTATAAAAGTCGATTAATTGAAAAAGAATTTATTAAAAAAATTGGAAAAATTAAATGAAAATAAAAACACAGACTAGATTAATTGAAGGGTTGAAAATTGAAACTCCTGAAGGATTTAAGAAATTTGCAGGAATAGGAAAAGTTCTAGTAAAACAACCAATTATGAAATTTATTTTAGAAGATAAAAATTTTATCGAAGTAAATCCTAATCATTTGTTTAATATAAATGGTATAGAAGAATATGCAAAAAATTTAATTGAAGGAGATTGTTTAGATACAAAAAATGGTTTAAAAAAAATTATAAAAATAAAATTTAAAAATAAGAAAGAATATGTTTATACTTTATTAGAAGTTGAATCATCAGATCATTCATATTATGCAAATAATATAAGAAATGTTAATTGTAAATTTTTGGGAACAGCTTCTACTCTTATTGATTCAGATGTTCTTGAAATGTGTCAAATTAAAGAACCCATTGCAACAAAATGGACGGGAGTTTTTAGTATATATGAACAACCAATTAAAGGAAAACAATATATTTTAGGAGTAGATTCGGCTAAAGGAACAGGTAAAGATTATTCTGTAATTCAAGTTCTTAAAATTAATAATTCTCATAATATAGAACAAGTAGCTGTTTATAGAAATAATTTAATAAGCCCGCATGATTTTGCTCAAGTAGTAATTTCAATATCACAATATTATTTCGATTCATATATGATGGTAGAAAATAATGAAGTTGGAGAAGCTGTATGTAATACAATTTGGTATGAATTTGAAAATGAAAATTTATTAAGTTGTGATTCAAAATTAGAAATTATTGATGGTAAACATAAAAAAATTTATAATGGTTTAGGTATTAGAAGTACTAGAAAAACAAAATTAGAAGCTAATTTATTATTAAAAGATTATGCAGAAAAAGGCTGGCTTAAAATATATGATAGTAGAACTTTATATGAATTAGCTAGATATGAAGAAATTAGACCTAGTATATTTTCTTGTGGAAGAGATGTTCATGATGATACTATAACAGGTTTATTATGGGCTTTATATTTTCTAACAACTGAATTTTATGATGGCAACTCTACTTATTTATCCTCACAAATAGATGAAAAATATAGACTTGATAATGGTCAAAATGATGATGAAGATGATAATCAAGAACCTCCTGCAATAGTTATAGATGACTAGAATTAATTATATCCTTATATTTTTATAAATACTTATATAAATATAAGAAAGACTATTATAAATACTTATAGTGGTAAAATATTAAATTAGGAGGATAAACATGAGAGTATTTAAAACTCCAGGAGTATATAGAAGAGAAATAGATTTATCAGATATTCTTGTTCCAGCAGGAGTTTCTGATGGTGGTATAGTTATAAGAGCTAGAAAAGGACCAGTTAATAGACCTGTTCTAGTTACAAATGATAAAGAATTTATCGAAACTTTTGGTGAACCTTATTATCTTTCAGGTAAAGATAATACTACAACAAACGGAAAATATATTCCTGAATATGGATATGGATCATATGCCGCCCTTGAATTTTTAAAAGAATCTTCAACACTTTATGTTGTAAGAGATTTTGATGAAAGTGGTGATAAATATGCAAGTATAGCATATACTACAGTCGCTTTAGCTTCTACTCCAGGTACAGGAATTACAGGAAATAGAGCTACTATTCCAGATAGTCCAAATAGAATTAGTATTTTAGATAGTGGTTTTAATAGTACTAGTTTTTATATTGGGGCTGTATATCCTTCTACAGATGGAAATAGTTTGGCGGTTACTATTGAACCTTTTAGTAGTTCAGCCGATTGGAAATATAATTATGATGAATATCCATCCGTAGTAAGTGCAACAACTGCTCAAATGTCAGGATGTGCAGGAAATATTGCAGCAACGCAAATGGGTACTACTGATCAAGATAAATATTATCCAATTGCAAGTAAAGTTTTTAAAATGAATGTTTATGAAAAACCATCTGATCTTAATTGGGTAGACCTTTATAATTGTTCTGCTGATAGAGCTAATTCTAAACTTAGAATAAATCCAATTGAAACATTTTATGGTTCACTTTTACATCTTCAAGATGGAAATAAAAACCAATTATTTATTGAAGAAGTAGTTAATGGAAATTCACAACATATTTATATTAAAAATGGATTAACAGGAAATAGATTTACACCAACGGCTTTAACTACAAGTTTGCCAGTTTTATCAGATACGACTAGTGATTATGTACAATATTCTAAATTAGGACAATTAGCAGGAGGTGCTATTAAGGCAAATCAAACTGGTATTAATGATATTACTGGATGGAGTTTATTTGAAAATAGAGAATATGTAAATGTTAGTATTCTTATTGGAACAAGTTATGCCACACTTTATAAACAAGAAGTTGCTAGAATAGTAGCAAAAAGAATGGATTGTATAGCTGTAGTTCAAGCGGGAGAATTAGATGATACAACAGTAACTACTATTTTAGATATAGAAAAGTATGGTTATCAAGCACCTTCTTATGTTGCATTGTATGGTGGATATTCTAAGGTATATGACAAATATAATGATAGAAATGTATATCTTCCTAACTCAATTTTTGGTGCATCATTAATGGCAAGATGTGATAATATTGCTGATCCTTGGAGCGCACCAGCCGGTATTGATAGAGCTACAATGGCTGTATTAGATCAAAAAGTTGTTTTTAGTTTTGATGATATAGGTAAACTTTATGATAGAAATATTAATATGCCAAGATTCATTAATGGAGTTGGAAATGTGATGTGGGGTCAAAAAACAGCACAACTTAAAAAATCTGCTCTTGATAGAATAAATGTAAGAAGAAATCTTCTTTACATTGAAAATAATGTGGAGAGGTCTTTATTGTCATTTGTATTTGAAAATAATACTTATAAAACAAGATTGAGAATATTCGCATTAGTAGATAATTTTTTATCTTCTGTAAAAGCAGGAGGTGGACTTTATGATTATACAGTGGTGTGTGATGAAACAAATAACACGGCAAATGTAATTGATAGTAATCAATTGAATGTAGATTTGTATGTCCAGCCGGTAAAAACTGCCGAATTCATCCAATTAACAACCGTCATTACTCGTACAGGAATTTCTTTTAGTGAGGTAAGAATACCTGTAGCGTAATAGAATAGAATATATTATATTTAAATAAAGGAGGACAGAGGGTAGCTCCCTTTTCCTGAAACCTTATTGAGTAAGGATTACTCCTTTTAAATAAATACCTAATAAGGAGGTAATATGTTTTGTAAAATATGTAATAAAGAAATTAATTATAGTAAATTTAATTTTTTTAGACATTTAAATAAAGATCATAATAAAACTACTAAAGAATATTATGATCTTTTTTTTAGAAAAGAACATGAAGGAATTTGTTATTGTGGTAAAGAAACTACATTTAAAAATTCAATTTTAGGATATTTTAAATTTTGTTCTGGAAAGTGTTCTAATAATAGTTTAGAAAAAAAAGAAAAAACAATTCAAAAAAATTTAAAAAATTATGGTGTAAAAGTTTCTTCACAAAGTTTAATTGTTAAAGAAAAAGCAAAAAATAATAATTTAAAAAAATATGGAGTAGAATACATTTCTCAAGCTAAATTTTTTAACGATCAAGTTAAAAAAACAAATAATGAAAATAGATTAAATAGATTAAATAAACATATACAAAAAAATAATTTAAAATTAGAATTGTTGTCGTGTGATAAAGATATTTATAAATTTAAATGTTTAAATTGTAATAATTTATTTGATATTACTTTTGAAAATTTTTATTTAAGAAGTAAAAATGATAATATTATATGTACATGTTGTAGACCTATTAATTATTCTATTTTATCTAATGAAGAAAAATCTGTAGTTAAATATATTAAAGAGAATTATAATGGAGAGATTATAGAGAATAGTAAGAAAATAATTAATCCATATGAAATTGATATATATTTACCAGAATTAAAATTAGCATTTGAATTTAATGGCTTATATTGGCACAATGAATTAAATAAACACAGTGATTATCATTTGACTAAGACTAGTCTTAGTGAACAACAAGATATTCATTTGATTCATATATATGAAGATGATTGGATATATAAGCAAGAAATAATAAAATCGAGAATATTAAATTTGTTAGGAAAATCAGAAAGTATATATGGTAGAAAGACTAGTCTTTTGGAAGTATCTTATAAGGATTCAGAAGAATTTTTAGAGAGCAATCATATACAAGGTAATTGTGTAAATAAATATAGAATAGGTCTTTATTATAAAGACGATTTAGTTTCTTTAATGACATTTGGAAAGTTAAGAAAAAATTTGGGAAGCTGTAGTAAAGAAGGTGAATATGAATTATTAAGGTTTTGTAATAAGAAAGGTACAAATGTTATTGGTGGTGCAAGTAAATTATTTAAATATTTTATAAATACATATAAGACTACAAAGATAATTAGTTATGCAGATAGAAGTTGGACGATGAATAATGATAATACAATTTATGATAAATTAAGATTTAAAAAGGAATATATAACTAAACCGAATTATTATTATATAAATAATGATATGAGAGAGAATAGATTTAAATATAGAAAAGATGTATTAATTAAGGAAGGATTTGATTTAAACAAAACAGAACATAAAATTATGTTAGATAGAGAAATTTATAGAATTTATGATTCTGGGCAAATTAAATATTCTTTAGAAATTTAATAAGGAGAAATATTATGGCTGATATGACAATCGAAGGAAGAATGAAAGCACTTCCAGATATCCAAAGATCGTGGTTATGGGAATTAGTAATTCCTAATATTGGAAAAGTTTCTACAACTATAAAGACTGAAGAGCCATTAATTGTACGTTGTAAAAGTGCGGTTATTCCAAGTAGAGGAACTGAAAGTATAGAAAGTAATTTTTTAGGGATGAAACAATTTTTTCCTGGTAAACCTACTTTTGGAAATACAATGTCAGTTACATTTGAAGAAACAGAAGATCAAATTATAAGAAAGACATTATATGAGTGGCAACAAAAAATGTTTGATGTTGTTCCTGGATCGGTAACAGCAGGAGTATCACAAGCTGATCATATTCTTGGTTCTACAAAAAGACTTTTGACACAAGATGTTTATTTGCTTATGTATAAATATAATGGTGAATTACTTGATAAAAAAATCAAGTTTGTTAATGCTTTTCCTGAAAATGTTGATGATGTGGCTATGTCATTTGATGGTGGTGAAGCAGTAAAATATAGCGTTACCTTCAAATTTGACTTTTGGACTTTAGAGAATAAATAATAAGAAAATAATCAATAGAGGTGTTATATCATCCTTTATTGATTATCTTTCGAAATAAATAGTAATATAAAGGAATAACATGCCTATAGGACTTAATTCATTAGAATTAGCACAATGGTATAAATTACCGGAAAAACTTTTTGGTAAATCCATTCAGCATAGTTTTAGATTTTATGTTACGATGTTTGATAATCCATTTGGAGGAAGAGAAAGACCTAACGGTCCTATGCCAATTATAAGATCATATCATGTAACAGATATTACGATTCCTAGTTATCAAGCTGAAAAAGTAACACAACTTTATGGACAAATTCCTAGGTCGTTTCCGGTATTAAAAATGGGAGAAGAATTAGCAGTTACAATAGGATTTGAGGAAGATGAAAATGGAACTATAGCATATTTTATAAATTGGTTACAGAGATTGATAATGAATCAAGATGGTTTATATAGAAGTCCTATGGATATGAAATTTAGTTTTATAATAGTTGAGATACAAGATAATCAAGGATTGCCTGTAGTTTATTATACATTTCATGATCCATATTTTTTACAAACATCAGAACCACAATATTCTTATGCATCAGATGAAAGTATTAAATATAATATAACATTTGGAGTTGATAGAATAAGTACACATTTTACAAAATATGGTTTAATAAATGTAGCATTAAAAAAGGTTATTAATGGATTGATATGAAATTTTAATTAGGAGGATATTATGAATATGGTAGATGTAACAAATGAAGAAATGAAAGGTCTTGTAAAAAGTAAGAAATCTACAAGACAACCAACAAATGATATAAGTGATGAAGAAATTATTCAAAAGACTGTAAGAACTATGGAAAATGAATCTTTAAGAAAAGCTGGAATAGACCCATCAGAAATAGGAAGAAATATAGATTCAGTTGAAACTTTAGTGGGATCAGAGGTACAGGGAGCAAATTATTATCGTATATTAGATTTACCATCAAAATTTAAATTTTATCCAAGTAATGTACAAATTAGTGCAAGACCATTAAAAGTTATAGAAATTAAAAAGTTATCAGCTTTAAATGATACAAATTTTAATTTTATTATTAATGATATATTATCAAAGGCTATAAGTGGTATTAATATTAATAAATTATTTATTGCTGATAAAATTTATTTGCTTTTTTGGTTAAGAGCAAATACATATAGAGATAGTGGATATACAGTTAATTTTACATGTCCAAAATGTGAAAAAGATTCAGAATTTCATTTTGATATTCAAAATCTAGAAACTCAATATATAAATGATTTATATAATCCAGATAAAGAAATAACTCTTTTTAGTGGAAATAAAGTTAAATTTAATTTTTTAAGAATTGAAGATGAATCAAAAATTAGTAGATTTGAAGAAATTCAAGGACAATTATTAAAAGATATTGATAAAGAACTTTTAAGTATGGCATGTATGTTGACAGAAATTAATGGTGAAAAAAAGAATTTATTAGATAGTTATCATTGGATGACTACAATTGATCCTGAAGATTTTACATATTTAAATAGTTATATTGAAAAATATGGAATGGGAGTTAAACCTTATATGAACGTAACTTGTAAAAAATGTGGAGGAGTTTCCCCAGTGGGGATTTCGTTTCGAAGCGAATTCTTTCTTCCCACATATAACTTTGAATGATATAATGGAGATTGAATTTCAAATTTCTTATAATATGACTATACCATTTGATTATGATCAAAAAGAATTTTTTGAATTTATATGGATATATGAAAGACTTTGTAAAGAAAGACGTAAAGAAAATGAAAGAACTTTAAAACAACAAGGAAGATTTTCTTTAAATAGTGGAGGATAAAGTGGAAGAAAAGGGAAAAGGAAAAGAAGAAAAATCTCAACTATTTAATGTCAAATCGGCTTTAAAAGAATCTTTTTCAAAAAATAATAAAGATCAAGTTAAATTTAATAAATCTATGCAAGGTTTATTTCATTCTAATATAGATTATTTATCTAAGATGAGTACTAGTCTATCTAATATTGATAAAATTTTAAATTATCAAAGTAAACTTTTAATTAATTTAAAACCCACAGATCAAAAATCTTTTATTAAAAAAACTGATCCAAATAAAAAGGTTGTTCAAGAATTAATTGATTTAGAAAATTTAATGAAAGAAAATAATAAACTTCAAAAAGAAAAAGATAAAAAGAAAGGAATGGGACTTGCAGGATTATTAGGATTGGCAGGAGTTTTATTAGGTATTGGTGGACTTGCAGGATTTTTATTAACAGGAAAACAAGAATTTTTATATTCAACTGTTAAAGGATTTGTTAAAGGATTTCAGGGTTTATTTGCTCCTGCTGGTGGTATTTTTAAAGGATTAAAAAAAGTATTAGGAATTGATGTTGCTGTTGATATTTTAAAAGAAAAATTTGGTAAAATTGGAAATCTTTTTAAAGGTTTTGGAAAGATGATGGGGATAAAGGAATTAGAAAAAGGTGCTGAAAAAGGTGGACTTAAAACATTAGGTAAACTTGGTAAACTTGGTAAATCTGCTTTAAAGAAAATTCCTGGTATTGGTTTATTAATGGGAATAGCTTTTGGAATAGGAAGATTTAAGAAAGGAGATATAGTCGGTGGTATTGGAGAAATTGCTTCGGGATTAGTTTCAATGGTTCCTGGTATTGGAACTTGGGCTAGTATAGCTATTGATGCTCTTTTATTATTTAGAGATTTTAAGGGAGGCACAAAAGTTGATAGTGTCGTTGGAGGTGCATCTAAAGCAGTTGTTAAAGGTTTAGGAAAGATGGCAATGAAGAAAATTCCTGGTGTTGGTTTATTAATGGGAATTGGATTAGGAATTAGTAGATTTAAGAAAGGGGATATAGTTGGTGGTATTGGAGAAATTGCTTCGGGATTAGTTTCTATAATTCCTGGTTTTGGAACTTTAGCAAGTATAGCTATTGATGCTTTATTAATGTGGAAAGATTTTGGGGGAGTAGAAAAGACTGCTAAAGCTGCGGGATCATTAGCAAAAATGGGTGTAGAAGGTTTAAAAAAGATAGCAGGATTTGGTCCTATTGTTTGGATTACAGAAGGAATTAAAAAATTTGCTACTGATCCTTTAGGAGCATTACAAGATATTGGAACTGGAATTATGTCATTTTCTTCTAAGGCTGGTGGTGTTATTGGAAATATAATATCATTAATTAAAGCGTTTGATGTTAGTGCGGCTGTAGAAAAGACTGTTGAAGTTTTAAAAGAAGCTCCTGCTAATACTATAAAATTTGTGGGAAATATAGGCAAAAGTTTATTATCTGGAGGAAAAAAAGCAGCCGGACAATTAAAATCTCAAGTAGCCGGGGGAGTAGCAACAGCTTCGAAAGGATTTGCAGAAGGTTTTAGTGGAGGGGCATCTGATAAAAATAGTAATGAAATGCCCAAAACTATATCTACTATAAAAACAGGTAGTATAGGAAGAGTAATAGAACCACCGAAAGTAAACACTAAATTTCAGGATATGATTCAGGGGCCAGTAGATTTTATAAAAAGAGGAATTGGATGGTTTTTAAATCCTGCTGATAAACCAAATATAAAGGGTATAAATCCTACATTTTGGAATTCTTTTGAAGCAATGTCACAAGAATATGATGAAAAAACTGGTGGTAAAAAATCTATTAGAATAAATTCGGGATATAGAAATCAAGCAGATAGTTTACATGGAGCCGGTCAAGCAATAGATATTCATGCTGTTGATGCAAATAATTTGGAAAAAATGGGATTGCTTAAAAAATATGGATTTCATAGACCTCTTTTACATTGGTCAAAAAAATTAGAACCTTGGCATATTGAACAATATCCTGGAGAAAGTTATGGACCTAGAGATACAAATAATTATGCATATAGAGTAGCTTTAAAACAAGGAAAAAGTTCTGAAATTGGAGACGGTGGATTAAATTTATCACAAGAAAAATTACAAAATAAATTAAATAGGGAAAGAATGGTTATAGATTTATCAGAAGAAACAATTACAACATTAGCACAAAAAATGACAGATGGATATAAAAATTCTATACCAAATGTAAATACACCAGCTTTATCTATAAGACCAGTTGGAAGGGGATAAAAATGTTAGATAAATTAAATAATATGTTTAATAAATCTCTTTTTACTAAAGAAGCATATACAAAAGCTATTGGAAATAAGTCAACTAATGGTTATGCTGTTATGAGAATTATGCCTAAAGGGAATAGATTTACAAAGAGACAAGATGCTCAAATTAAAGGTGTGATAACAGACCCTATGAGTTTTTCTATAGAAGCAAATTGGGATTCATTAGGAGGTATTGCTGGATTAGTTCCTAGTATTTTCGGTTTAGATGATTTGGCAGCAGGAATTGAAAAAATTGCAACCGGAGGAAATTTATCAAGAGCGGCTGGAGTAGCAGAAGGGGGAACTAGATTTACAACAAAAAAAGTTTATTCTAAAAGTGGATATTTAACTATAACTCCTAAAATTAAAATAATAAATTGGTATGGAACTCCAGAAGGAAGTCCTGTATTAGCTGCTATGTTATTAGCTAGTTATTGTTTACCTTCACCAATGGATCAAGGATTGGCGGGAGGTATTAATGATGTTGCTAAAAAACTGATAGGTGTAGCTGCTAAAGGTATATCACAAATTCTTCCAAAAGACCCAGCAGACGCTACAGCTACAGAGGGAAACATTCCTCCATTAGATGATACAACAGGTGAATTTGCTAATAAAGTAGATCAAATAGCTACTGCTACTATGAAGGGGATTGGATCGCTTGCAAAACAAGCGGGTGAAGCGGGAGTAGAAATTTTTGATGGTGTAGATGATTATTTTATTTTAAAATCATCACCATCACCAGTTAGTGTAAGTATTGGAAATTATTTTCAACATGATGATATGGTTATTACAAATGTTCAATTTAATATGTCTAAAGAAATGACAGAATATGGACCTTTATATATAGATGCTGAAATTACAATGAGTTCTAGAAGAATTGTAGATAATATAGATTATGTTGGGATGTATGTATCCAATAAAGGTAATCGTGTAGTTTTAAATGGAAAAAATATTGATACCGCTAGTCTAAAGTAGTCTAAAGAAACCAAGGAAATAAATAATGAGTAAATATAGAAGAACGTTTTTTTACGATCAACAAGAAGTTAATGGTATTATAGAAAATGATTTGGTAAAAAATTATTTTGATTTATTTAAAATTAAAAGACAGGCTAGATATTTTCAATTAGGACGAACCTATTTACAAAGACCCGATTTATTATCTTTAAAATTGTATGGTACTATGAGTTATTGGTGGATAGTTGCTAAATTAAATAAGATTGATGATTGGTGGAATGATGTTCATATAGGTGATATGATTCAATATCCAGATGTGCAAGACATTCAGGATTTTTATTTAGAAGTAAGAAAAATTAAAAGAGAATAATAATGGATAATGAAAACCAATCTACTGGTCAAAAATATTTTTGTACTATAAAGATTAAAGATATTTCATTTAATTCTGCTGTTATACATTCATTAATAATTAAAGAATGGGTTTTTGATGTATTACCTAGAATTCAATTAGAAATATTAGATGATGGTACTCTTAATGAAAAAATGCCTTTAGATGATAATGAAATTATTCAAATAATAATTGCAAAAAGTGAAGAAGATGAACATCCTTTAGAATTTCAATTTCAAGTTCAAGATCAAAAAGTTAATGTTATGGGAGATAATAGAAGATTTTATTTTTCTATTTCTGGATTACTTAAAACAAATAATATGTTTAGTTTAAAAAATAGAAGTTTTTCAAGAAGTACGACTAGAGATATTTGTTCAAATATAGCAAATGAAGCAGGATTAACATTTACAAATCCAAGAAATGTAATTCCAATAGATAATATGACTTGGTATCAGTCTAATTTAAATAATTATAAATTTATTAAATATATTTTAAATAGATCATATATCGTAGATGATGTTGCTTTATTTTATGCTAATTTACAAAATGAATTTGTATATACTTCTTTAAATAAAGAGATATTAAAGATTGGAAGTATAAATGCTAAGTTTGATATTGTAAAGACTTTGAATGATAATTTAGTTGATGAAGATGTTAATACCATATGGTATAATTCATATGATATAGTTAATATGAATGGATATTATAATAAAAAAATAGCATATGGATTTTCATATTCATATTATGATTTAAGTAAATCTACTCAAGCATTTGAATATAGTAAATATGAATTAATGGCACAAAGAAGTTTTAAAGATAAAAATTATGATGGTCAAGTTTTTTATGGTGGAAATGATTTAGGTATATATAACGATTTAAATATGTATGAAAAATATTTTGAATCTTTAATTAGAAATAAATATTTAATGAATGGATTTTTTGGATATTCAATATTAATAAATATTAATTCATTATATAAAGTAAAACTTTTTGATAAAGTAAATTTATCTATTCCTTCATTATTTCCTGAAAATTCTGGAGATATTAATGAAGTAATATCTGGAGAATATTTAGTCGGAGGAATAATACATCAAATAAATAAAAATGGATTATATTCAAAGATGTTATCACTACATAGAAATGGAAGTGATAAATCAGCTTTCTTAGATAAAATTTATCATAAATAGGATTATTATGGATATTGAACACATGAGAGCAGAAATAGCTAAACAAGTAAATGAATCATTAAATGATTTTTTAGATACTGATATTGATGATATAGGATTTAAGGAAGAATTTTATGTTGGAAAAGTTGTTAATAATAATGATCCTGACAGGGTTGGTCGTTGTAGAATAAGAGTATTTGGAGTATTTGAGGCAGATGTTCCAGATAATGAATTGCCTTGGGCAATGCCAGATTTTACTTTTATAGGAAGTAAAATGGGATCGTTTATAGTTCCACCTATAGATACAATTGTTAGAGTTTATTTTGATAAAGGTAATATTAATTTACCTCATTATACAGTTAAGGTAGTTGATAAAAATAATTTACCATCTCAAAAAAATACAAATTATCCTAATAATATGGTAATGTTTGAAACTGATGAAGGAGATTATTTAACTATTAATAGACAAACTAAAGAAACAATATATCATCATAATTCAGATACAGAAATTAAAATAGATAGAATGGGAAATGTTACAGTTAAAAGTACGGGAAATTTAATATTTAATCATACTGGTCAGCTTAAAGTTCAAGGATTAAATGCAATCCCTGTTCCACAGGGAGGACCATTGTGTGCATTGCCTAGTTGTTTATATACAGGCGTACCACATTCAGGAAATGTTGCTCCAACAGGACCAGCGGTAGTGTAAATTATGGCAGAATATATAACTAATGCAGGAAAAGCATTTGGTTCGATTCTTAGACAAAAAATGGATGAATATGTTAATGCAAATTTTGTTATAGATAAATCACCATATGCTTGTATAAATACAGTTACAAAAAAATCCCACGAAACTAATATGAAAGCATGGTTAGCGACTGCTATAGCCATAAATGATTATCTAACAGGATATATGAAATGTAGTTTAAAAACTAACGGTGTATATACATATTTAGAACAGGCTATAGTTCCACCACCTCCACCTATACTTCCTGCCATTGATACTTTAAGTGATAAAGTAACTTATGGAGTAATTAAACCAAAAGACCCATATAGTATACTAGATTTAGCATTACCTACAATGATATTTGCAGGAGATAATACTATTAAAGATCAGAAGGAAGCTATTAAGCAAAACCTAGATCTAATTGTAACATGGCTTAATGTACCTCCAATTGGATTTACACAAAGTACATTACAGCAAGATGAAGACCCTATTTATTCATTAAATGGTACTGGATTGGTAATTTTTCCAGAATCAATAGATACGACTGATGTTGTAGATAAAATTATAGTAGCTATGGATGAACTTAAAATAAATAATGAACTTACTTATATATCAGCAAATGATATTTTTTGTACTGGAGTTGTGGAATTATTTAATAAAAATAATCAAGTTTATTCAATAGATGCGGGAACTATAGTACCATTAGCTACGAATAAAGTTCCTAATTTACCAGGAGTTTATTTTGGATTATCAACAGGAACTATAGAATTTATTGATGTTTATTGTGCAAAAGTACAAACTCCTATTCCTGCTCCACCTTTAGGATTAGGAATGTTGACATTAGAAATTTTATTACCTGAAGTAGATTTAAGTAGTATTGTAACTTCATTTATTGATTTGATGTTTAAAGGAATGGATATTACGGAAGATGAACGAAAAGAAATGCATAATAATTTTGGGGATGTTATTAGAGTTTCTTTTAATGGATTATTTGAAAATGGACAATTAATGTTTGATCAATTAACGACTAAATTAAATGAATTTGTAGAAACTTTAAAACAAAGATTATCGATAAGTGTATTGACTGATAAATTATTTAAGAGAATATTTAATTTTTCGAAAAAATTAATGGATAAAATATATAATTTTTTTAATTATGTATTTGATAAAATAAAAACTAAAATTACTGAAGTTATGGAATTGATTTTTGAACTTGAAACTATAATTGAAGAAGTGATTAAAAAAGTTATAGAAGCTATTACAAAACCAGTTCAAGAATTTATTGCTAATTTTGCTACAAAAGTTATTGCAAAAATAACTATTACAATACCAGCATCAGCGGCTCAAGTAGTTGCAGCATTAGCTATTAAAGTTAAAAATGCAATTGCAGTTGTCAAAAATGTAATGACAAAAATTGCAAAGATTATAGAAACTGTAATAACTTTTGTAACTGATCTTATAAATTCTATGATTGCATTAGTAAAAAAGATAATAAGTTTTATAAAAACTATAGTTGAATGGATACAAACAGCTACAGAAAAATATAAAGATTGTGTATCTGAATTATTAGGATTGATTGCAACATTATCAGTATTTACATCTTTTGTTTCTTCTGATCCAGCCGATCAAGCTCCTGAAATGCCTGTATTAAGTCCTGAAATTATTAAAGCGACTAGTACTTATTATGTTACTAAAGAAGAATATAAAACGTATGGATCAATGATTCCTCAAGGATTAAATGAATGGGATTTGATTACGAATTATAATACATCATCTTTTACATATGTTAATAATTTAGCATTGACTGGTACTGATATTGTAAGAGTATTTTCTGCTTATAATGGAATGGTAGATTCTAGTTTTATTTCTATGAGTAGTACTTTTACTATATCTGGAAATCCTTATAATGGAATAGTTGGAAGCCCTTTAACATATTTATCTATTAAGACATTATTTCAAACAGAAGAAATAACCGAAATAAATAATTCATCACAATTAGATTATTCTGTTTATAGAATGATAAATAATATATATAACGAAGAAACATCAGCAATGGAACAAGATTGGAATCAAATTTTTTATTATGGATATTTTGTTAAAGCAAATTGGACTAATACAGATCAATATTTAAATTATTATAAAGGCTGGATTTCTGAAAAATTATTATTATCTGATCCTAAAATTATAGATATTATTTATACACCTATTCAAACAGATGTATATGAACAATGTAGATTAATTAAATATTCAGAAATCGATTTTACTCAAACAATTAATGTTATCTAATATTATAAATAATAATAAAAGGATAAATATAAATGACACTAGATTTTGATAGAGAATGGGTAGACCCTTGGGCTTATGACTTAGAGAAAAAAGTTATACGCAAGGGAGAAATATGGGATGTTGATGTTATTAATCAATCTATTGAAATGATTCTAGGAACTATATGGGGGGAAAGATTATTTAATCCTTCATTTGGATGTGGTTTGCAAATGAAAATTTTTGAAACTGTAACAGAAGATAGTGGTGAAGAAATTCTTAATGAGATTGCAAATGCTCTCAAAAGATGGGAAGATAGAATAACAGTTTTAGAAACTGAAATGCGTTTATATTTTAATGAAGATGCTCATACTTTAGTATTAATGATTCCATATATCATTAATGAACGTCAAATTAAAAGTACTTTTAAAAAGAAAATTATAGTATAAGGAAATAATAATGGCAACAAAAAAGAATTTTTTAAAATATTCAGGATTGACTTATGAAGAAATAATTCAACAAATTAATGATAAACTAGTCGCTGATAAGAGATTTGATAATTTTAGGGAATCTGCAATAGCACAAACATTAATAGAAATATTTGCTGGTACAGTTGATATTGTAAATTATTATCTTGATAGAAGAGCAGAAGAATGTTATTTTGATACAGCTAGACTTAAAAGTTCAGTTATACTTCTTGCTCGTCAACTAGGATATGTTGTAAAAAGACCTATTCCTGCTGAATCTACGGTTAAAATTGAATTAAAAGGAGATTTATCGGGTATAGCAACGGGTGGAGATAGACTTCAAATTCCTTATCATAGAGTTCTTTCGTATAAAGGTTATAATTTTATTTTAAAAAATGGTTTCACTTATACATTAACAAATGCAGATATTACAACATTAGCGGCAGGAGGAACTGTTACCCTTACAAAGAATGATGATAAAAATGCAATTACTATAGTTCAAGGTGAAATTAAAGAGAAAATTATTGAAGGTTCTACAAATACACAAGTAGGACAAAGATTTCAAATTTATAGAATACCAGATACAAAATTTAGTAATAGATATGGAAGTGAAGATTTTGATATTAGTGTAACAAAAGTATGGGTGGGTAATACAAAATCTGATGAAACTGAATATAGTATTGATAGAAGATCATTAATTAATTGGGAATCTATTGAAAGCTTTAATTCTCAAGAAGATAGTAAAGTATGTGTTGTAAGAACATCAACTAATGAAGATGTAGAAGTAATGTTTGGAGATGCTCAATTTGCTGCTCTAGGTGCTAATATAAGTGCTGCTAATACACCACAAACAACATATGATAACGTTTATATTCAATACCTAGCAACTGAAGGTTCTCAAGCTAATCAAGTTGGAATACTAGATGAAAAACTTGTTTTTGCTGATAAAGTAATTCTTAAAAATCAAGATGTAACTTCATATGTTACCTTTAAATTTAATAGTAATATTATAGGAGGAGCAGACCTAGAAGATATAGATTCTATAAAAGTTAATGCACCAGAAATTTATTATTCTCTTGATAGACTAGTTACTAAAAGAGATTATATTGCTTATTTAAAATCCTTAACAAGCCCAATAAATTTTAAAAATGCTATTGCTTGGGGTGAACAAGAAGAAATTAACTTTCAACAAACTAGTGGTACAGCTATATTAGATTTATTTAATGTTGTTCTTTTTAGTTGTGTAGGAAGTTTATATAATACTGAAGGTGATGAAGTAAATGATACATTTTCAGTTTTAAATCAAGATACCGGAATAGGAAATGCTATTTTAGATTTAGATTTTGATGAATATCAATTTACTGATAATAGTTATTATAACATATATGTGACTAGAAATACTGGAGATTATTGTAATAAAGAAGTAGCTAGACAAATTAAAAATTATAAAACTGTTAATACTTCTGAAGTATATTATTTGTATCAAGGTGGAGAAATAATTCCAAATAGTCTTTATAATATTATTCCAGTAGCAAGTGGATCGACTAATTTTACATATTATATTGAATATACATCTAGGAATAATTTAGCAGGAGTTGTAGGAACTACATCTGCTATTTTAGATTTATCAACAGCAACATCATATTTTGATATTGCAACAGCTTTACAAACTTCATTAGTAGCAATTAAAGATAAAAGACCAGGAAGTAGTACATATGGATCAGATGCATTTGCAGGACTTACTGTTGAATATACAGGAACATTTACTACTCCAACAGGAAAATATGATGTAAATGGATCAACTACAGATAATTGTTATATTACTAAATTTTATGATAGTGATACAGGCGAAATTATTAATAATATGAAACTTTTATATTCAAGACCAGATATAGTTAAGAAATTTTTATATAAGACAGTTGAAGGAGATTTAAGTAAAGGTATAGTCGATTTAGTAAATGATCTAGATACTAGATCACAAGTAACAATTAGAAACGTTTATATTACTCCAGTTGTTCAAAGTTTTGATATTATTGGTAAAGTATATCTTAATCAATTATATGATAGTTTAGATATGCAAAGACAAATTAATAATCAAATTTATAAATTTTTAGATAGAAATGCTGATTTTAATAAAGATATATATCTTTCTAATATTGTAGAAATTATTGAATCTTTTCCGGGTGTTATAAATGCTAATATTCAATTTTCAGCAGATGCTCCAATTAGTACTGGAAGAATTTATTGGAATTGGGTAGGATTAGAAGATATAATACCGAATGATGGAACTGCTGTACCAAATATAAGTTTAAATTTGGATACCAGAATACCAAATGATAGTTTACAACAAGCAATATTTCAACAATTTAGTATATATTATAATAACAATATAATTAATGGTAGAGCAACTGAAAGAAATTTTTTAACAGATTTTGTTCAAACTACATATATAGCATTAGCAAATCCAATTTTCATAGATGGTATAACATTTAGAGATACTATTTTATTTAGAGAAGTATTAGCAGACATTAAGAAAGATGTAACAAAATTTATTAAAAAGAATATGATTGATAATTCTGGAAATATAGCTATTGATGAAGAAAATGCTGATATTGGTGGTTATAGTTTAGGTAATGAAATAGTTAAAATACAATCTAAAATTTTATATGAATATAAATCTTAATGGAGAGTATTAATGGCTGAGTTTTATAATGTACTTATAAATGGTGGATTTGCAGGAGATGCTAGTTTCCTATCATATGATCAGTTTAAAAATCATTTGAAATATGAAGGAGGATTGCTTGCTAATGGATATAATTCGTCTACTACTGATAAAACTTTTTATGTTTCTGGAACTAGAAATTTACCAGGAGGAACATCAGAATCAATAGATGTATATGGAAGATATATATCAGTTAATAGATTAAGCGACGATCCTTGGACTCTTGTAAATTCAGCTACTAATAAAGAATTAAATATAACTCTTAATACAGATGGTTTGAATTTATATATTGCTGATGGAAGATTTGATCTTGGATATTATTTAGTGATTAAAGATGATTCTACAAATAGATTATCAGATATATTATTTGATAATTGTATGTTTAGAATTGCAGGAAGTTCAGATTGGGATATAATTAATATGAGTATGTTTTTAACTCCTTCTCCAAATAGTACAACTTTTAGAAATTCTACACTTTCTTTAAAAAAAGGTGTTGGAGATATACTTGTAAATAATCCATATAGTACTAGTCTTATTACATTAATAAATTCTATTTTAGTTATAGGAAATATTTATGAGTATGATACTAATGTTGGAGATGTTAATGTTGATTTAGATCAATGTGTGTATACACATGTAATAAGTGCATTAGGATCAGCAGCAAATAGTACATTTTTTAATTCTGTAAGTAATTATACATATGATAAATGGCAACAAAATTGGGCAAGTCCTAAAATATTATTTAGTGCTGTAAGTAATTATACTTCTGATAAATTAAATTATTTAAAATATAATTTTTCAGCTATTACTGTAAGCGGATCACCATATTGGGGAACTACATTGTATAGTGGAAGAAGAGATGGTATCGGAGCTTTATATTTCCCAGAAGTATCGGCAGTATTGTATTCAAATGTTACAAATGGTATAGCACCATTATTGATATCAGCAACAATGCCAAAGACTAGTGCTGATATATATAATAGTAATATAGATTATATTTGGGGAGATGAAACCACATCAGCTACAACAGCTTTAAAATCAAAACATAGATATTTGATTTCAAATCTTAATAATTTATATGCTGTAATAACATCTAAAAATAGATGGTATAGTGATACAACAAATGGAATAACAATAACAGTATATCCTTCTGGTGCGCTTTCGGCATGTTGGTTTTTATATGATTTACCATCTGAAGAAATTATAAGTTCAGCATACACATATAGAGATTTATATGTATCAGCACACAATTTATTAGGCAATCCTTCTAGTTTTAATATTGATTTTGGAACTTCAGGAATGTCAGCATTATCTATTAATAATGGAATACTTTATAAAAATTATAGATATTTGCAACCTTATAATAATGATATTACAACAGCAAATCTTAAATTAAGATTATATAATAATGTAGGACAAACTTCAGCATTTACAAAAGCTGTAGATATTTATAATAAAGATAATCATTATGTAGATATTAATAATAATTATGATGATTATCCAATAGAAGGTACATTTTTAATTGAAAATTTTGAACATGTTTATATAAATAAAAGATTTTCAACAGATATTAAATCTAAATTTATTATAAGTGGTGGAGATGATATGTATTATGGTAATAATGTATATCTATCTACAACAGTTGGATGGGAAGATGGAACAGCATTTACTTTTAGTGGAGCAAATAAATATATAGCTGAATGGTCTACTATTTATGGAAAAAATTCATCTATTAATGATTTTTTAATAAGAACAAGTATATATGATAAAAATTTAGAAAGAAATAATTTAATAAGGTTATGGTTGTATACGGCTGGAGATAAGATTATATGGGAAAGTTCAAATGATTTGATAAATTTATTTTCACAACAAAATCCATTAAATACAACTTCAGGTGATATTGTATTGTTTCGAATTATGAGAGGATATAAAATTGATAATTCTGGAAATTTAGTAATAAGTCAAAATAGAATTCATGGAGCATATAATATTGGAGATAATTGGATACCATTTACATCATCTGTTAATTTATCTTCTGATTATGATGTTATTTATGGAAATAGTACAGTGTCGGCTATTAATAAAATAGATTTAAATTTATATTATCAAGGTGATGGAACATATGGAAAAGAAGCTTATAAATATATTAAAGTTTGGGGAAATTCATCTTATATCACTTCTGGATTACCATTTGCAGGAGATATAACATCTTATTATGATGGTACTGAAGATTTTCCAGAAACATATAATAATTTTTGTAATTTAATAAGTTCAGCTAGTAATACTTATGAAAATCAAATATTTAAAATTAAAGGATATAAATTAGTATCGGCTACTACGGATAGTATTATTAATACAGATTATACTAAGAATTTTGTATTAGATGCTTGGAGTAGTTCTGCATATGGTCCTTGGATGATTGTAAAAGATGATACATATTTATATAATAAAAGATTATCTTTTGTTGGAAGTGATATTAGAAATTGTATAATATATAATAAACCATCGGTATTAAATTTAGTTGGAAGTGAAATTGATATATTAAAAACACACGATGCTTATGTAATATGTCAAGGAACTAATAGTATTCTAGGTCTTAAATCTATTACAATTAATTCTGTAGAAAATGAAATAGAAATTATAGGGTCTACATTATATACCGAAAATGGTTTTAATATTATACCATTTTCTGCTGGATATAATAGTAATACTATAAATATTATTGATAGTGTGATAGTAAATAAAGGTGGATATGTTTATGATACTAATACAAATTATGTAACAAGTGGATATGTATATAATTCTTGTTTTAATCAATCTTATAATAATATTATATATGGTTTTTTAATATATACACCATATAAATTAAGAGGAGATTTACAATATAATCAATATAATTGGAATCCACCATTAAATTATCCTCTAAAAAGAAACATGATAGGATATGGAGAAAATTTAGATTATTTAATAGATCATAAAGAAATTTTGAAACCTTTTAGTGGAATTGATACACCTCCAAATCCAGGAAAAAATTATGATATCTATCCAAATTATGAAACTGGATTGTTTGGATATTCAAGAAAAAATTATCAAAGGAAATGATATGAATTATTTTCAAATTTGGATTGGAAACAAACCTTCACAAAATATACAAAATTGTATGTTATCTGTTTTAAATAAATTAACAAGTGCAGATACATATACGTTAATTGCATCTAGAACATGGTCTTTTTTAGATGCTTATCCAGTTATATTAATTAAATATGAAGATTTTATTGATTCTATGTTTAAGGATGATCCTAAAATTAAAGAATTTTGGGATTTTTTACCAGAAGATATTAAATTTCATTGGATAAGAGCGGATGTTATTAGATATTATTTTTTATCAAAGAATAAAAATTTTTTATATTTGGATACAGATATTACATTAAAACAAGTTCCTATTTTACAAGATCATGTATATTTTTCAATATATAGACAAGAATTATTAGATTGTAATATATTATATAATGGAAATGATACTAATTTTTTTAATAATTTTTTTCAAGGTGTATTAAGATTTTATTTACAGGATATTAAAAGTAATCAATTTAAAAAAAGAAATCTTAATAAAAGCTGGGCATTTATATATTTTAATAAAAAACAAATTAGAGATAAAGTATTTCGTATAGATAGAAGTTGTTATGAACATGGTATAAATTAAAAGGTAAAAATAAATGTTATTATATCAAATTTCTGCTAATCATACACAAAATAATGTATTTAGTATGGTCTATAATGGATCATATTTATATGCTGTATCAAATGATGATTATAATGTTCAAGCATATGTATTAGATAATAATTTATTATCAGCAATACCAGGAGCTACGATTGATTTGGGTACAGGAAATACATCTTGGCATATATACGCAGATAATGATTATCTTTTTGTTCCTACTTTAAATGGAAAATTATCAGCTTATTCTTTTGATGGATCAACTTTTACTATGGAAGGTACAGTTGCAAAGACTGCTCCTGCTACTGAAATGCGTGGATGTTGGGGAGATTCTGAATATATTTATTTTGGAACAGATACATATTTTGCAGCATATACTTTTAATGGTTCTACATTTACTTATGTTACATCATCACACACTCCAACAGCAGTAGGATTTGTAGATCATATACAATCTGATAGAGATGTAATGCATTTATCTGATAGAGGAAAAATATTTGTTGTTGGTTCAGAAGGTTTTGGAATATATACAATAGAAGGAAATAAATTTAGATGTCTTTCTCGTTCTGGTAAAAAAAGTGGAGTTGCTCCTGAAAGAGTATCTATAGATGAATATATAAGTAATGATGCTGGAAAAAAATATATATATGTTTCTTATAGTACAGCAGGAATAAAAGCCTATAGATGGAATGGTACATCCGCTATTTCAGTAGCATCTTTTGATGATTTTACAGGAAGTGAATTTCCAGATGCTATTTTGGGAGATGGTCATGGAGTATGGGTTGCGGGTTCTGATTTAAAAATTAGATATTATACTTTTGATGGAACTACATTTAATAGGGTATATACAAATACTACAGGAGCGCAACATGGTTATAATTTAATTAAAATTAATAAAATTATATATTTAGCTACATCAAATGGTATTCAAATATGGACATTTGATACATCACAATATGTTGATTTTGATGAAATAGCAACAGGTAGAGGAACATCTTCTAGTCCTTTAAACTCTAGTCAGTTTACTCGTTATAATGCAGGAGGACCAACCATATCAGCAGGAGTATCTGCGATTGCTGGTGATAATATTTATTTAAAAGGTGAAAACGTAACAATATTTGGTACAGAATATATATCAAAACTTGGAGGATATAATTATTTACCTTGGGAAGATGGAGCGCCTTATAAATTATCTGAAACAGATAGTAATGGTTTTATAAATATTGGAATATGGCCTCAATTAATATCGGCTATTGGACCTATTCATCATAATATTAAATATGAAAATGCTGTATTTAAAAAACTTCAATTTCATGGAGCAGTTTCTACATCATCACCTTCTGGAACATATATATTAAATAATAATATATTTTATGATTATTTTGGAGCAACTTCTTTAAATCAATGGTATATAAATGTTAATGGTTGTACATTTTTAAGTGCTAGTTGTAGTTTTGCTGAAATGAATTATTGGCTGCCAGGCGCACCAGAAGATAATGAAATATATTTTAATGATTCTATTTTTATAAAATCTACTTTTACAGATTTAAAATATGTTTATGGTATTATACAATTTAATTATTGTTTATTTACAAATTCTATAACTCAAGTTTCGGCACATCTATCTTCAACTTATGGAGGTGGTGGAACAGTTGATTTTAATCATTGCACATTTAATTGGACACCGACTAGATCATATCCAATATTTAATGATTTTAGTATAGATTCTATAGATTCGAATTTATATAGTAGCGCATATGATATTCCAAATACATCATTAATTAGATCATCTGCTTGGGAAACAAGTGGATATTCAACAGGATTTTGGAATTCGAATAGAACTGGTCCTGGTGCTTTTTATTTTATAGAAGAAGCAACTCCCCCTGTAAGTTCAGCAAGTTATTATTATATAGATTTTGATACAGGTTCTTCGGGTGATGGTACTGAAGGACTTCCGTTTAATTCAGATCAATTTTATGATTATATTTATTTAGGAAAGCATCATCCACATTCATTATCAGCAAGTGTATCAGCAAATAATGGAGATACTTTTTATTTAAAAGGTACAAATGTAACACTTAATGGATTGGATTATGTAGCAAGGCGTGGAGGATATAATTATTTATCGTGGTTAGATGGTAGTCCTTATAAATTATCATCATATGCTCCTTCCTTTTCTACATTTGTAATTTTTGGTTTAAATAATGGTTTTGAATATTATAATGGACCAGCAAGTTCTGCGACAATATATAATATTAAAGTAGAAAATGCTATAATTAGTGATTATGCTTGTAATGAAAGTATAGATTCTTCAGCACCTTCTGGAACCTTTAAATTTAATAATGATATATTTTATAATGGTTGGTATGCAAATAAAATAAAACAATGGGATGTATATCTTAATGGATGTACATTATTAAGTGCTGATTGTTATTTTTCTGAATATACAGGAGATGTAGCAACATGTGCATGTAATAATAAAGCTTATTTTAATGATACCATTTTTGTAGATTCTATAATTAGTGATACTGGTTTTAATTATGGAATATTTCAATTTAACTATTGTTTATTTACAAAATCAATAACTGAAGTATCCGCTCGTATGTCCTCAACATATGATAAAGGAGGAACGGTTGAATTTAATAATTGTACATTTAATTGGATTCCAAATAAAAATTTTGTTTCATGGGATGATGTTACATTAAGTATATATGATAGTTCTTTAATTAGTGATAATTATGGAATACCAAATACAATAACAGAAAGACAATCAGTATGGAATACAGATGGATTTTCAGCAGGATTTTGGAATACACATAGAACTGGTCCAGGTGCTTTTAATTTTATTTCTGAAGGAAAAGGTCATATTGGAGCATTTTATTTTGGGCCTATTAATGCTAATATATATGTTATTCCAATTAATATAACAGGTAATATTGTTAATCCTAATATTATTATTATAGATACCATAAATACTATTGTATATCCAGATGTAGTTAATGCTTTTTTAACAGTTAATCAACCACAAGTTTATTCATTTGCAAATATAGCTGTTGATTTTGTAGGAATTCCTAGAACAGGATCATCACCTCTAATGATAGATTTTGTAGCTACAGTAAGAGCAACTGGATCATATTCAGGAAAATATAAAGTATTAGAATATAGATGGTATTTTGATTATGGAAGAGATACAAATACATATGAAAGTTCAACATCACCAAATATAACACATACATTTACAGGATATGTTGGAGAAACTTATGATATTAAAACTTGTGCTATAATACAATTGTTATAATGGAGATTTAAATGGTTCTAATTTACGAAATAGATTTTGGGTTATATCTTACTTCAGCACATGAAACATTTACTAATTCATTAACTGCTGGTGAATTATATGTTGCAAATAATAATGTTAAACCTGTAAATGGTTCATTAATGTATATTTATAATCCTGTTAAAACAGATTTTATAGGTCATGAATTATCTGCTGCAAAAATACATGGATATTATGGTGGAGATAAAGGTGCTAAAACTGGTGATGTATTTCGTATATGGAATAATCCTGTTTCAGCGGCATATATAACTTCTTTAGAATATGGATCATTTGGTATTTTATCTAATGGTAAATTACTTACCTATAGAGCCGTTACACCACCATCATCTGCATATTTACCAGGATATAAATTAACATTACCAGAAGAAGATTATATATATTTAGATTGGGCATCCGCAGGAGGATCACTAGGTTTTAAAGCATATGTATGTATAAATGATTCAGATTCAACTTTATTAGAAACAAGTTATACATGGTTATCGACTAGAACAGGTACTAATGATATTTTAATTTTTAATAGTGATGTGCATGATAATACGGATAATACTATTATATTATTTAATCGACCACAACCTATAGTTACATCAGCATCAACTATTACAGCAGATTTAACATCTATAACAAATAAGATAACAGGAAGAGAATTAATATTAAGAGCAAAACTTTCTTATATTTCTCCATATGATAATACTTATAATTATTATACTGGTATAAAAACTAGAAATACCATTTATCATACTGATGATGCTGTTACTGATCCTGAATTATATGATCATTATGCTCCTGGTATATCTAGATTTTTAATTAATCCTACTAATGGTGAATTTGTAATGGAAGATTGGCTTGATGCTAATTATGATGAATTTGATGGCACACAAACATCTCCACCATTCGGTACAGAAATAGCTAAAGCATATTATTATGTAGATTTAAATAAAGTAAGTTCTGGTACAGGAACATTTGTAAATTCATTTAATTTTAAACAATTTAGTGCTTATAATTATGATGGTACAGAAATATCTGAAGGAATATCTGCAAATGAAGGAGATACTTTTTATTTAAAAGGTATAGGTACATCTCCATATGGTAGAGAATATTTATCTAAAAGAGGTGGATATAATTATTTATCTTGGCCAGAAATAGGATCGCCATATAAAGTTTATTCTACAGCATATTATGGATCTGAATTAGTAGTATTTGGTATTAATCCAAATAATTATCCAGTTGATGATCCTCATGCTTGGAGTGCAACTCAACCTAATATTAAAATTGAAAATGCTTTAATAAATGGTTTATCTTTAGGAGATACTACTTCAGCTAGTCCTTGGTCTGGAACATATACTATTAATAATTCTATAATTTATGATGATTTTTTAACTGGTAGTATTAAAGATTGGCATTTATATATTAATGGATGTACATTTACAAGTGCATTGGTATATTTAGGAGAAAATTATACATCATTAACAAATTTTAATAATAATAAAGCTTATTTTAATGATACTATTTTTATTGATTCTTATATATATGATACTAGTAAAAATTTTGGCATTATTATATGTGATTATTGTTTATTTACAAAATCAATTCAAGAAATAACAGCACATTGTAGAAATACAGTAACAGCAGGAACAGTAGAATTTAATAATTGTACTTTTAATTGGACACCTACTGTACCATTTGTATCGTATAATGATATAGTAATTGATCAAAGTAGTGATACTTTAAAAAGTAGTACTTATGGAATTCCTGTAACATCAGCAGTAAGACAAACAACATGGGAGACTAGTGGTTATAATTTAGTATTTTGGAATTCAAATAGAACTGGTCCTGGTGCTTTTTATTTTCATTCAGCAACACCAATAGAAACATCATCTGCTGTTTGTAGTAATATTAAAAGTGGTTATATTACATTATGTGGTCCCGGTGGAACTGATAGTAAAATTAAATTTGGAATGAATAAGTTTATTAATCTAGTAAACTTTTTGCCACAATATTTAAAGAAAACTGAAACAGAAGAATTTTTAAAATTCTTTGAAGATTTCCTTAATACAATGTATGAAGGATTGCCAGGATATATAGTTGATGAAACAGAATTAGATGTGACTAGAGATACTATACCTCCAGTTTCGGCTTATAATTTTAAATCATATATTTTTAGTGCTAATGAAATTTCAGCAACACAAGAATATACATCAGCAAATAATGTAGGACAAATAGAATTTATATCATCAGCAGGAATGGATAATATATTAATTCCTATGTTATCAGCTAATAATGAATATCTAGAACAAAGAATTTCTATATTGGAAAAAGTACATCGTATAGCTGAATTACAAGATCCCGATTTAATTGATTTAGAATATATTCAATTCTTTGCTAAAAATCTTGGTTATGATGTAAATATAAATAGAAATGAAATAGGTACTAATATGGGTAATATTTCAACATTATATCAAGATACAGAAGTACCAATTTGTAGTGGAGTAGATGAAAATAAATATATAAGATTTGTCGTAAGTAATTTACCTACTTGGTATAAAATTAAATCGACTAGAAATGCTGTTAAAGTAATGTTATATTCGTTTGGATTGATTGGAGATTTAGTAGAATATTATACAAACGATTATAAAAATAATTGGCAAATAGATTATGATGGAGATGTATCAATTATTAATAGTAATTTTTATCCTACTCCTCACTTTGCTATTGTTATAGATATTGATGCTAGTTATAATTCTATATCATTTGATTGGGAAAAAAGACAAAAGATAATTAAATCTATTGAAGACCTTAGACCTATTAATACAGTTTTTGAAAGACTTGTAGGATTTGTTAATAGAACAATACAAATAGGAGTAGCCGCACAAACAAGGATTAGATATTTTGCAGTTATTAAATAATTTTTATAAATATAAATAAGAAAGTAAATTGGATTATAAGGAGAATATAAATGGCTAATACAGTTGTAACAACTAATGGTTTAAATTTTATGAGTAGCGCACATCCTGCTGGACCTCTATTTGCAATCAAATATTGGGTTCCAGTTTATGATTGGAGACTCGATCCAGACATTAGACATACAGGAAGAGGATATTCTGCTACAAATTTAGCAATAGCCGAAGCACAAGGTAGAACTTATCCTGCTGGAGAAATTTTATGGAATGAAGGTGTAGATGGTTATCTTTTATCAGATGAAACAGCTTATCAATATATTTTGTCAGGATATGGTTCAAGTGTTAATACAAATGTTATAACAAATTCAAAACAAACATCGGGACCAGTTCCAATTAATCTTGTAGGAGGAACTACACCTGTAGGTAATTTTTATAGAGGAAGTAAAGGAAATTTTTCAACTTCAACACCAGGCACTTGGAATGGTTCTAGTGTAACATTAGATCCAGGAACAAATACATCTTATCAATCTGCTCCATCTTATTATTATCCAGTTATAGATTTTCTTCCTGTTGTCGAAACAGGACAAACTAAAGTTAAAGCACAATTTACTTGTAGATTGTCTATAGATGTTGGATCAATTAAATATAATAAAATTGCTCTATATGCAATTAGATATACTGGTGCCGGAGTAGTAGATAGTACTCCTCATTTTGTTGGAGAAGCTTATTTACTTTCAGGATACCCAATTAAAAAATCAAGATTCGGAGAAGGATATAATGAAACAACTATTAATGTACAACTAGAATTTAATATGACTTCTGCTTGGGCTGATGTTTTCTATGGATCATCGGCTGATTATTGGTCAAAAGTTCAAAATGGTCTACATTCATCTGAAAAAATAAGCGTAGGAACTTTTCAAAATGCTAATAATGAACCAATGGCTACTGCACATTTTGGAAGAACAATAGATGAAAATGCAGACTATGAAGACCGTCCTAATTTAAGACTAGAATATGTTGATGATACAATAACAAATGGTTATACTTGGGATTTTACAGTTAATAATTCTGGAGATTTGCTATTATCAGCAGGACACTCAGATGCTATAATTAAACCTCTTTCTCCTATTCCATTAGGAAGTTTAGCTAATCCTTTTGGACCTTTAGTAGTAAGCTCTACAAATTTTGCTAATGAAGATTTAAATCAATTATTTAGATCGAGCGATGGAAGTTTTGAAATTTATAAAGGAAAAGTAGCATTTTATGATAGTTATGATAATGATGCATATGATCGTATACAATATAATAAGTTTGTAGGAGGAGATTTACAAAGAAATTATACAGATTTAATAGTACAAGATGTATATAGAAGTATATATGTGGTTGCTGGATTAAATCAAAATGATCATTATAATACATTATATAGTTCATATATGATTAAAGGACATTATTTGTATTCTAAAATGAATGATAATACAGCAAATTATTATGATACTTCTGCAAATACTGGAGGAGCTTCTACTTTAAATATTATAGCTAAAAATGGAACTTATAATAGTGGTCCTCTTGAATTAGATTATACTCCAAGTAAAAATTATTATGATGCAGTTTTAGGACAAGGTGCTGATTATATAGGAGATAGTGGTGTTGTTTTTTCAAGAAATAATAAAATTTTATTAATAGCAGGGGCTAATTATAATAGTTTTTCAGATTGGCAAGTTAATAGATCATCTAAATATTTTTTAGATGCGCTTCTTTGTAGAATGTCTTATGTAGATTTTGGTACATCTAATTTGGCATTTAATCCTTATTCTGAAGGATATTTATCAACACATTCTGAATATCATTTAATGGCTTATTCTAATATTTTTTATGGATATTTATTTCCTACATGCGATAATATTTATCCAATTGGAACACTTAATAGAAGAATGTCATCTGTTATAAGTAAAAATTTTGATTTAGCATATAATAATATTGATGGAAATTCTTCATATTTTAGAGGAAATTATTCAACCATTGTAGGAGATCCAACTTTACTTAATAGTAAAAATTTAATGACTTTTACGGTTAAACCAACAATAGACCCAGCTATACAAGTTCCATATTTTTCTATAGGTGAAGAATATCCAGTAGATAGACTTGATGTTATGGTGTTAAATTTGGTAGCAGGAACAAATGCAGTTGGAGCAATAGCAGGAATTTATGCACAAAATGTAGATATGTTAGTTAGAACGATTACTCCTTCATATGTTAATGTTTTAACTAAAATTGAATCGGATAATGGATATTATGAAAAAGAAAAAGATTCATTTATCTCATTAGCATTAGGATATTGGAAAACATTTAATGATGCTAGTATAAAACCTCGTCTACATGTTTCTTTTTTAGAAATGGAATTAAATATATATCAATTGAAATATACTATAATTGGAAAAACATTAATAATAAAATATATATTGGAATGTACTTTTAAGATGAGAAATGCTGCCGGATTTTATGGAGATTGTTGGTTAGATTTAACAAATACAGATATGTTACCTACTATTATTCCGTATCCTACTTTACATAGATATCAAATAGTTCCATCAACATATAATGCATATTTAGCACATGATAAAAACATGTTTTTGCAAATACATTTAAATGATGTGGGTGTACTTTTTTGGAATGTTTTTGGAGAACCAGCAGTAGACAATTCTATAGTAAATAAATCGGTTCGATTTGATGTTCAAAGTATATATGAAATAATATAATAGGAGGTTTAAAATGAAAGAGAGATTGAAAAGAAGAATGGTTTATGAATTTTTTATGGTAATAAATAATTTTATAAAAGAGCAAATGAAAGTAGATTTTGATAAAAGATTTTCACACGCTATGTATTTAAATTTAGAAAATTTAGAATCAGAAATAAAAGCTATTAATGAAGTTAAAAAGCCATCAGCCAAATATGAAGAATATCAACAAAAGAAAACAATGATAGGTGAAAAATATTCTGATAAAGATGAAAATGGAAAACCTATTTTAATTGAAAGTATGGGTAATCAAGTATATAAAGTTGAAACTAATAAGGAAGAAGCTACAAAAGAGATTATTAAATTGAATGAAGAATATTCTGAAACTATTAAAGAAAGACAAAAAGGATTAAAAGAATTTTTAGAATTAATGGAAGAAGAAATTGAAGTTGATATTTGTAAAATTTCTTTTAAATATTTTCCAGATAAATACAATATAGTTGATCATGGAATTATTAAATTAATGATTAAAGAAACAAAAGAAGAGATGGAAGCTTTGTTGTTAGCATAAGAGGAAAATATGAGTTTTAACATGAATTTATTCCACAATGACCGTTGGAGTATAGGATTTTCTAATTTACCTAATGTAGATAATCGTGATCTTCCTATGTATGATAGATTTGTAAAAAGTGTAGTTGTACCTGACTATAATATGGAAGAATTAATTTCTTATGGTCCCGGTGGATTTCAAATAAGACATCAAGTAGCTCCTAAGAAAAATATGAATCTATCACAATTACAGATTGAATTTAAATTAAATGAAGACCTTAGAAATTATTTAAGTCTTTTTATATGGATGCGTGATACAAAATATGCACAAAGAGTAGATACAGAAAGGTTTAGAGATTTTACAATTAAAGCGATTAATATAGAAATAATGGATAATCAGAAAAGATTAGTAGCAGTATTGACATTCACAAAATGTTTTCTTTTATCTTTAAGTTCAATGTCATTAGAAAATGGTACAAGTGACGAGGTTACATTTACTACTAATTTTTCATATGAGGAGATTAATTATCAATTAAAGAGTATTAATAATTAAAGGAATGATATGAATGATAATTTTTATATATATGTTTATTTAGACCCAAGAAAACCTGGTAAATATGTATATGAAAATTATGTCTTTGATTATGAACCATTTTATATTGGAATGGGAAAAAATAATAGATGGAGACAACATTTGAGCGAAGCAAGATATCATAGAGATAGTAATAAACATAAATGTCGTATTATTAGAAAAATTGAAACCATTCTTAATACAGAACCAATAATTGTTAAATTGAAAGAAAATATTAATATTAAAGAAGCTAAAAAAATGGAAATTTTATTAATAAATAAAATTGGAAGATATGATAAAAATTGTGGACCATTGACTAATCATACAGACGGTGGGGATTTAAATAATGGATTTGAAGGACATAAACACACTGAAGAAAGTAAAAATCAGACTAGAGATAAATTAAATGGTAAAAATAATAGAGGAGAAAGAACTGAAAAAGATAATTTAAAATTATCTGAGTCTATGAAAAAAGTATGGAAAGAAATTCAACATCCTTGGATTGGAAAACATCATACTGACAAAACTAAAGTTAAAATATCTATAGCTAATAAAAATAAATTAAATGGTGATAAAAATCCTTCAAAAAGAGAAGATGTTAAAGTAAAAATAAGTGAAAAATTAAAAGGTAGAATTTTTGATAAAGAATGGTTACAAAATATGTCAGTGGCTCAAAGAAAATATAAATATATTTTTATCGATATAGAAAATAATAAATATGAAATATATGATCTGAAAAAATTTTGTCAAGAAAATAATTTAACTCCTGCTGGAGTTAGAATGGCAATAGCTGAAAATAGAAAATATAAAAGTTGGATTATTAAGAAAGAGTTATTAAAGGAGAATTTATATGAACACAAATATTGAATTATTAGAAATTAAATTATTAGTCGATAAGAAAATAATAATGGAAACGACTTCAAGAATTGGAATAGCAAATAAAAAAAATAAGATTTTATATCCAAGTTGCTATTTATATTCTAGAGATAATAAAGATTATTTAGTACATTTTAAAGAGATGTTTATGTTGACTAGAGAAAATGCATATAATAATATATGTGAAGAGGATATAGTTAGAAAGAATGCTGTAGCTTTTTGTTTAAAAAATTGGGGATTGATTGAAGTAGAAGATGAAGATATTGAGCCACATAATAAATTTGTATTTGTTTTGGCACATCAAGATAGAGAATACTGGAAAATTTCACATAAATTTAATTTTAAATCTATAAATACTTGAAGGGGAATGCCTATGGATTACGATAGCATAGAAGATTTTAATATTGATGAAAATGATTTAGAAGATTTTGAAGATTTTAAGGAATATTATAATATAGAAATAGAATATGAAAACGAAAATGGTGATCCTGAAGAATTATCATTTGATAATTAAAAAAATAAAGGAGATAGAATATGAAATTTTTAGACTACATGAAAAAATATTGTAATGATGATACAACTAAAGTTGAAAAAATTATAGAAACAAAAGAAATAAAAATTAAGAAAATATTGGAATCAGCTTTTGATGATCAATATGTTTCTAAAGAAGTAGCGCTTCATAGAATTCAAACAGAATTTATTGATGATAGAATTGCTCCAAAGAGTATTGATAAGATTTTTCTTAAAGAAAATATGAAAGAAGTTGTTAATAAAGTTCAAAAATTAACTGAGGGAGAAATCAAAATTATCATTAATAATGATATTGATAAGACTGGAGCAGGAAGAGGTATGCCTACAATTGATGTTGTTGATTCTGATGATATGCCAATGGAAGGAAAGAAAAGAGGTAGAGGTAGACCTCCTAAATCTAAAATTGCAAATTTAGAAGAACCTGAAGAAGAGGTTGATGAAGATAATGCTGTTCAAACACCAGTCATAAATAAAAAAATTGATAAACTAGCTGAAGTAGAAGAAGAACCAGAAGGTGAAACAGTAGTAGAACCAGAAGGTGAAACAGAAGTAGAACCAGAGACAGAAGAGGAATGTGAAAAGCCTAAAAAATCTTATGCTGAATATGTAGATAAGTTTAAGAAAGAAGATTCAGAAGAAACAAAAGAAGAAGATGATGAAAATTCAGAAGAAACAAAAGAAGATGATGATGAAGAGGAAGAAACAACAGAAGAAGGTTCTAAAAAGCTTACATGGGATGAAGTTGCAAAATATCTAGATAAAGAATCTATCGAAGAAAAAGAAACAGAAAAAAGTGGTGAAGAAGAAAAAGAAGATGAAGATGAAGATGATGAAGAAGGTGAAAGTGAAGAGGAAATTAAAAAGAAAAAAACTGAAGATAATAAATATTTTCAAAGACCAAAACCAACTAATCAAAAGCCTGGCGGATGTTATACAGACGATTAATTAAAAATAAGATGATTTTTAAAATAAAGGTTAGGATGAATATCTTAACCTTTATTTATTTTAAAAGGATTGACATATTATGAAGAT